ACCACGACCAGCCCATTATCCAGATCGCCTTCGGGGGCGAGGACGACGCACTGTTCCCCGATGGAAGGCGGCGACCAGATACGCGCCGCGCCTGCGCGCTGGGCCACCCACGGCAATTCGCCTGTGGTCAGGTCGCCCAGCGTGACGGTGCAGGTGGCGTTGGCATGATCGACCGACGCGATGACGCCATACTGGATCGCCTCGCCTACCTGCTGCTCGAAATCTTGGGTCTTTGCCATGCGCGGACCATGGCGCGCACGCTCTCCGCTTTCGCGTCCCTGCATTTGGACAGGCTGCTATCCAAATGCAGGGCGTTGCTGGGTCAGATGTCGTTCGCGGGCAGCGGGAAATTGCTGATCAGCACTTCGCCCGCCTTTGTCGGCCTGCCCCCGACGGAATAGGTGGTGTCGATCGCCGCGATCGAGAAGCCCGCGAAGGTTTCGCGCACCCCGTCGTTGTCGTTGAGCGACATGAGGAACCGCCCCTTGATCCCGGCCAGCTGCGCGGCGAGCGCGGCAAAGTCATCGCGGCTGAATACGCCGGGGCCATAATCCCGCTCGCAGGCCCAATAGGGCGGGTCGAGATAGAAAAGCGCACCATCCCGGTCATAGCGGCGGATGAAGTCGGCATAGGGCAGGCGCTCGATCACGACGGATTGCAGCCGTTCGTGGACGTCCGCCAGCATCGGCTCGATCTTGCTGACGTCGAAGCGGGCGGGCGATGCGGCATCGACGCCAAAGGCGCGGCCCTTCACCTTGCCGCCAAAGGCGAGGCGCTGGACGTAGAGGAAGCGCACGGCGCGTTGCAGATCGGTCAGGCGTTCGGGATCCTGTCCCAGCAGCCGTTCGAATTCGGCGCGGCTCGCGACCCGGAACCGCAGCATGTCGACCAGATAGGGATAATGCTCCGCGAGGCAGTGGAACAGCGTTACGACGTCGCCGGATATGTCGTTGATCGCTTCGGCGCGGGGGCGGCGGAATCGGCGCAGGAAAATGCCGCCCATGCCGACAAAGGGTTCCGCGTAGCTGTTGTGCGGGATGCTGTCGATGATCGCGCAGATGCGTCGCGCCAGATTGCGTTTTCCGCCGATATAGCCCGCGACAGGGGAGACGGGTCGGACAGGAACAAAAGAGGTAGACATGTAGGAAATCCTGCAAGATGTCCCGCCGTGGCAAGCCACGGAGGGAATTCGAAAAGGGCAGGCGCGCTGCCCTGAGAATGCGAGTGCAGGCTCGCGGTTTGAAGATGCGGGAACATCTCAAGCCCCCTCCGTAAAGGGGAAATGGCGGCGTCGATAGCCGCCGCTGGTGAAGGTTACAGTCACGGTGCGGCTGCCAGCGTCGAATTTGCCGATTTGGATGGTTAGTTCGGTCGTCGTAAAGTCCTTAAAGATCAGGATGGATCGGCCACGCGATATCGGCCAGGTCAGTGGTAGTGTCAGGCAACTCCCGCAGCGCTTGTCGATATATTTTCCACGCTGCGCGCTGCGCCTTATTCATGGGGCAATCCGCCAACTGCGTGTAATCGCACGCGGCTAACCGCCTGTCGCGCTCGCTGCGCAACTCGGAAAGTAAGTCGGCCGAAGAAGGCGGAGCAGGATCGACCGCAATCGGGCTGCCATCCGCCCCCGGAATAATTACCGCTCCGCCAGACTGGCGCGCCATGAGTTCGGCATGATATTCACGCCCTATTTCAATTGCATCGGAAGGCAATTCCGAATGGATTTCGTCGTCAAGAAAGCCGCGACTGGCGGCACTGTAGAAAATTGTCATAGCTGCGCCCTTAAACTCCAATCGCAAACCACCATGAAGGCCATGAAGTGTTTTGCGGGGTGAAATAATTAAATCCGCTATTCGACCGCGACGTCGGCCAAGCGCCGTTTTCTGATGCGGACCCATCGCCATTTGAGCCCGCAGGCCCGTCCAAGAACGGAAGCCCCCAGCTTGGAAACTGAATAGGATATGTAATCGCTCCCCCGCTATTGGCGGTCGCGGTAAACGTGCCCCATTGCAGGATCAGCCCCCCTGGCAAGCGCATGTAGTCCGTGCCTCCCAAATTCCGAGCAAAATCCGCATACTTGACCAAGTCGCCCGCGTGATAGCCGTCAACAGTATCGGCGTTACCGGCGCTATTGGCATAATTGACGCTAAAATTGGATGGATTGTAGACGTACATATTTGTACCGTCGCTACCGCCCCAAAGCCACTGCGGCTGCCCCCCTTGGCCAGACCAGTTAAAATTCAGGTTGCCGCCATCAGCGCGGCGCGGATAGGCGCGCCCTGCCGCCGTGATGTAGCCGGGATCGTTGCCAAATGCAGACAGGTTGGTGGGACGCCCGGAGACATTGCCCCACGCCACGCTGCCCGCTGCACCCGCATAGTCGGCAGAATTCGCGAAGCTGACGCGGCATTCGCCATGGAAAGCGTCACCATTATAGCCGCGCAGGAACCAGCGGCCTCCGTCCCAAGTGACCTGAACATTGAAGGCGCTGTCATCGTCCCTACGGTAGAGCCGCGTCACGCCGGGCCGGGCGGCGGACATGAGATCAATTTTCCCATTCAGCGCGCTCTGGGTGGCGGTGCTGACCGGCTTGGCGACATCGCTGGTATTATCGACATTCCCCAGGCCGACATTGCCCTTGGTCATCTGGGTGTCGAAAACGAGATTCCCCAAATCCGTCGAATCGACGGCGGCTTTGAGGCGCGCACCGCTCCAGCCAATGCGGATTTTGTTCGTGCCTTGGCCGGTGCCGCCGCCCTGCTGGACGGGCGTGAAGCCCAAGCGAGACAGGATGTCTGCATACCAGCTGCCGTGCTGTCCATCGAGCAGGTCAGCATCGAGATTGTTGCCTGCTCCCTCATCCTTGAGCGCTGCGCTTTTGATGTCCAGCGACTGCCGAAACGCCACCTTGCTAGCGGTGGTCAACAGCCCCTTCATGAAAGCGGAGGGCGCACCTTCACCGAACCGGCTGTTCAGCCAGCTAGTGACAGCCGCTTTCATTCCTTTCGGCGTGACGGCTCGCACGGTGTCGACGCCGGTTTCCGCTTCGGCTTCCGTGGCGAGTTCAACCACGCCCTGCGTCGTCGTAGTGGCGGGCGGGTTCAGGAAATTGGCATCGCCAAAGCTGATCGTCGCGGCGGCAATATCCTCGAACTTGACGTCGATCGGCAGCAGCAGCAGCGCCTTTGCGGACTTTTCCAGCAGCACTTCGGCCTGCCCATAGATGCCGAACAGGGTGTCGTCGGCCAGATACAGGCCAACGCTGCGCACGGTGTAAACGTCGCTGCTTTCATCGCGGACGATGACATGGATGGTATCGTCAGCCACGACGCCGCCCGAGAGGGTAGCGATGCGCTTATGCTCGCCGGGCAACACCGTGTCGGTCGGGTGGGGCGTCACAGCGGTCGCGGTCAGGCCGACCTTGGCGATGAGCACGGGCGCGGTGCCGTTATTGTCGGCATTGACCAGTGCGGCGCGGCCCGCGCTGGTGACGGTCAGGGTAAGGGCCATGGTTTCTCCGGTCGAGGCAAGGGGGTCAGGGGGTGGCCGCCGCCGGTGCGGTGAGCGATAGGCGGGCGTAGATGGTCGGGCGGATGACCGCGATCAGGCCGACGCTGGCCTTGGCGGTGATGCTTTGGGTGAAGGTGAAATGGCTGCGCACCGGCTTGGCGCGGGTCACTTCGGTCACGACCTGATCGACAAAGGCCGCCGTTGCAGGCGCGCCATTCTGTTCGAGGTTCAGGACGAGGTTGAAGGTGTGGGGAATGCCTTTGGGCGTCGTTTCCCACCATTCGCGGATCGCGACCGATCCGCCGAAGCTGGCGACCACGGCGCGCACGGATGCGGCGGTGCCCTTTCGCCGGGCGATGGGGATGGCGTCGCGGACGCGGGCGCGCTTGACCGGCGCCAGCCAGTCGCTGGACCAGTTGTCGAGCGATCGGCCCCATGCCTCCCACGGCAGCAGGTTGATCGGGCATCTGTCCGCCGAGCGGACGTCGCGGATCGGGGTGGGGATGTCGAGCAGGTAAGCGCCGACCTGCTCGATCGCCTTTTCCAGCGGCGTGGAGCCGGGGGGCAACAGGGTGGGATAGGTCACTCGCCCAGACCCGCATAGGTGAGCGTGATGCCGGTGCAGTGCGGCGCCTGCTGGCGGCTGATGATGATGTCGTCGGGTGGGGAAATCAGATCGACATTCTGGACGCCGACGACATGGAGCGCGGCGAAGATGCCCGACCGGGTGATGTCGCGGCCCAATCGGTGTGATTCCTCGCGATAGGCTTCAACTCTGGCCTGCGCCGCGTCGATGACGACACTGCCGTCGGGGCCGCTGAACGTGGTCAGGGTCGCGACGATTTCATAGGGGACGATTTCGGCGCTCTGGGCGATGACATGATCGGTCAGTGGCCTGATTGTCTCATCCGATAGATGAGCCTGCACCGCCGCGACCAGTTCGGGTGACGCCGTGCCGTCACCTTCGCGGGACAGCACCGAAATGACGACTTCGCCGGGCCAGACCGCACCGTCGAGCGCCGTCGTCATCGCATCGACCAGTTCCGGGGCGGCGGAATGATCGTCCAGCACCGACAGCACCAGCGCCCTGATGTCGTCGGCTTCCGGGCTGCTGGCGCTGGCGTCCAGCACCTTAGCATCGGCGGACAGGGAATGGGAAATATAGGCGCCTTCCGGCCCGGCGACCGAATAGCCTTCGGGGGCCAGCACCATGCGGCGCCGAAAATCATCGTCGCTTT